TCTTCCGATCTCATTCTCTCATCGCTCTTTCAAAATGGGAATCCAAATGGTGCAAACCGTTCTTTGACAGCAAGGAACTAACACCAGAGGAGACTATAGATTACATAAAATGTATGACGGTTAACAGCAATGTTGATCAGAGAGCCTACAAATATATTGATCAGCCAACAATGAAAAAAATAATGAATTATGTATATGCTCCGATGACAGCATCTTCAGTACCAGATGAAAAAGGTAAAAATACTGGAGAACGGATCACATCGGAGCTTATTTATTATTGGATGGTCGCTTGTGGCATTCCGTTCGAATGCGAAAAATGGCATTTGAACAGATTGATCATGCTCATAAGAATTTGCAATTTTAAGAATCGAGATCCTAAGAAAATGAGTGCAAATGAATTACGTAGCAAATACGCAAGTATAAATGCGGCTCGACGTAAAAAATACGGTAAGCATTAGGAGAGCAGAATGATTTCATTTAGACAAAAGGGCGATTTTTCAAAAGCCACTAGATGGTTCGAGAATCTGAAGCAAATTGCACATCTCAGTATTCTTGATAAGTACGGAAAAGAGGGGGTGGCTGCCCTTGCGTCTGCTACTCCTAAAGACAGCGGTTTGACTGCAAATTCGTGGGGTTATATGATCGAACGCTCATCTGGCTCTGCGAAGATAATATTTGAAAATTCGAATGTGAACAAAGGTGTAAATATCGCCATCATATTGCAATACGGGCATGGTACCGGTACCGGAGGCTGGGTCGAAGGAAGAGATTATATCAATCCTGCGATTCAGCCTATTTTTGACAGAATAGCAGAAGAGGCATGGGAGGAGGTCACTAAGGTATGAGTAAAACAGTTGATAATAGAGTCTTGGAGATGCGGTTTGATAACCAGCAGTTCGAAAAAGGCGTGGCACAGAGTATGTCCACACTGGATAAGCTCAAACAGAAACTGAACTTTACCGGAGCCTCCAAAGGTTTAGAAAGTATTAACGCCGCAAGTAAGGGTATTAATTTCAATGGAATAACGTCGGGTGTTGATGCTTTACGTGTTAAATTTTCAGCATTGCAAGTAGCCGGAGTGACTGCGATGCAGAATATAACCAACTCCGTCATGAATACAGGCAAACACATGATGAGTGCCATAACGACAGATCCTATTCGAGATGGATTTAGGGAATATGAAACACAGATTAATGCAGTTCAGACTATTCTGGCAAACACCCAAAAAGAAGGCACAAATGTTGAGATAGTAAATAAAGCGTTGGATGAATTGAATACATACGCCGATAAAACTATTTATAACTTTACGGAGATGACTCGTAACATCGGTACTTTTACGGCCGCAGGTGTAAAACTAGGAACTTCAGTAAACGCTATCCAGGGTATCGCCAACTTAGCAGCCGTATCAGGATCCAAGTCTCAGCAGGCTTCTGTAGCCATGTATCAGTTATCCCAGGCATTGGCAGCTGGAACAGTCAAATTGATGGACTGGAACTCCGTTGTGAATGCCGGAATGGGTGGCCAGGTATTTCAGGATGCATTAACAGAAACTTCTGAAAAGCTTAATACAGGAGCAAAAGCAGCGATAGCAGCTGAAGGGTCTTTTAGAGAATCGTTAAAAACTGGATGGTTGACATCAGAAGTTCTTACGGAAACTTTGAAAAAATTTACAACATCTGGCGCTACTGAATATGTTGCTGAATATACAGACTTATCAAAAGATGCAGTAGAGTCGATACTTAAAGAAACGGATGCTTGGGGAAAAAATAAAGATGCTATCGATAAAGCCGCAAAAGCCCTCGCTGAAAAATCAGGTAAAAGCGAAGAAGAAATTAAAAACATTCTTCAGTTCGCAAAAACCGCACAGGATGCTGCTACAAAAGTAAAAACATTCACACAGCTTATTGATACATTGAAGGAAGCTCTTGGTTCTGGTTGGACACAGACATGGAGATTGATTATTGGCGATTTCGAAGACGCAAAAGAATTATGGACAAACGTCAGCGATTTCTTCAGCGATATTATCAATAAGTCTGCCGAGACGAGAAATAAGATTGTAGAAAAAGCACTTGGCAGTCCGTTTACGAAGCTTGTAGAAAAGATCAATTCCGTTACTACAGCTACGGAGACAGTTACAGAAGCTACGAAAAATTTTGATGAAATTGTTACACAGGTAATTCGTGGAAATTTCGGAAATGGACAAAAGCGTTACGATGCGTTAACAAAAGCCGGATATGATTGGGCTTATATCCAGAATAAAGTAAATGAAAGACTTGGGGATAGCACTCGTCATGCTACTGATTTTAAAGAATCTACAGATAAGTTAAATAAATCCCAGGCCGAAACGGTAGAGACATTACTCAAAATGTCCGATGCAAAACTTAAAGATAAGGGATTTACAGATCAGGAAATAAAAGCTTTTCGTGAACTCGAGGAACAATCGAAAAAAACTGGAGTTTCGATAGAAGAAATATTCAAAGATTCGGAAAAATTAAGTGGTCGTAATTTAGCTATCGACTCTTTCAAAAATGCAGCAAAGGGAATCGTCACCATTTGCACATCTATAAAAGATGCTTGGAAAACAGCATTTTGGGGTGACTCAACAGAAGACGAAATAATAGAAACAAAAGCACAGGCTATATACAGCGCTATCGGTGCAATGCATAAGTTTTCACAATCATTAGTTGTAAGCAAAGAGACAGCTGATAATGTAAAGAGAACTTTTGCTGGATTATTTTCAATTCTTGATATGATGACCACATTGACTGGTGGTGGTTTGAAATTAGGCTTTAAGATTTTATCATCAGTACTAAGTCAATTACATCTCAATATTTTTGAAGTCACTGCGATCATAGGTGATGCTCTCGTAAAAATTCATGATGTGATACTCAATAACGGCATAATAGCGACGTCAGCAAAAGCAATAATCAGTGTGGTTCAAACGGTGATAAGTACCGTTAAATCACTTTATAACACCTTTTCCAATATGCCAGTGATTCAGCAGGCGATAGAAAAAATTACAGAAGCATTTAACAGACTATCTAATATTGACCTTAGCTCTATTGGTAAAAGGATAATGTCCGGTATTACCGGGATACTAGGTAAATTCGGTTTTGAGAGTGTCGGAACTAATATCACCAGTGGGATTCAAAATGGGTTAATTTCCGGAGCAGGTAGTGTCATTTCTACGATGATGGAAATAGCTACCTCCATTATTAACGCTATATGCGATATTCTTCAAATTCATTCCCCATCTCGTAAGATGCAAGAAATCGGTAAGTTTGCGATGGAAGGCCTTTGTAACGGTATTAAAGATGGAAGTTCAAAAATATGGACGGTACTATCTGATATAGGAAGTAAGATTCTCGAATGGGCTAGCAGCATTGATTGGAGTAAAGTATTCGCATTTGGTGTTGCTGTTGGAATTATCGTTATCACGAAACAGCTTGCAGATGCGGTTACAAACTTCTCGAAAGCTTTTGCCGGATTTGGAAACGTGATGAACGCTGTTGCTAACGTAATAAATGGCTTTGATGGTGTTCTTGATGGAATAAAAGCTGAATATAAATCCAAAGCACTAAAAAACCTGGCGATATCGATTGGTATTTTAACGGCTTGTATTGTTGCCATTGCTCAACTTCCAATTGCAGAAGCATGGAACGCAGTTGCTATAATTACCGTCTTATCCGGTCTGCTCATAGGCTTATCCTTTGCTGTAAGTAAAATGTCGGATGCATCTATATCAATAGGCAAAAAAGGCGCAAATATTGAAGGCTTAAAAACGGGTCTTATCCAGATAGGTGTAGCTCTTATAGCCTTGGCGGCAATTGTAAAATTGATTGGATCAATGAGTTTGGAACAGGCCGTACAGGGATTTGCAGGCCTTACAATTTTGATGGCAGAATTACTCATATTTCTTAAAATTATGGGGAAAGTCGGCAAAAGTAAAGGATTTGAAAATACTGATGGAATGACCACTATGATGGTCAAACTGGCAGTAGCACTTGGTCTGATGGCAGTCGTTGTAAAACTAATTTCGACGTTATCGGCTGAACAGATGTTACAGGGAGCCGCTTTCGCACTTGCGTTCACATCATTTGCAGTCTTGATGGGTGTTGCGGCAAGAATAGCGGGACCGTTTGCTGAAACGTTTGGGAAAATGGTTAAAAGACTTACTATTTCAATGGCGTTAATGGTTGGTGTATGTAAACTCGTCGATTTATTATCAGTAGAAGAGATGTTGAAAGGAGCCGCTTTTGTTACAGTGTTTGTAGTGTTTATTGGGCTGCTTGCTAAAGTAACTAAGTTTGCTGGCTCTAATACGGATAAACTTGGCTTAATGCTTTTATCTATATCATTCTCGATGACATTAATGGTAGGTATATGTAAACTCGCCGGAATGCTGTCAGAAGATGAAATGAAAAAAGGAGCCGCCTTTGCCGCAGCATTTCTTATATTCGTCGCTGCTCTGAAGAAAGTAACAACTATATCAAACACGGAGCAGACTGCGAAATTAACAGCCACCATTTTAGCAATGACTATTGCAATCGCCGGTTTAGCAGCTATATCCATCGCTTTGAGTTTGGTGGATATTCCGAGTTTAGCAAAAGGCATTGTTGCTGTTGGATTACTTGGAGCTATATTAGCAGGAATGATCCAAGCTACAAAAGGCGCAAGCGATGTAAAAGGATCTATTATTGCTATGGCGGTGGCTATAGGCGTTATGGCAGTGTCAGTAGTAGCATTATCGTTTATCGATCCATCCAGACTCGCTGGAGCTACAGCAGCGCTTGGTATCCTGATGGGTATGTTCGCTTATATAGAGAAATCGGCACCATTTGTAAGAGGATCTATATCGACCATTATTACAATGGTTGCGGTGGTTGGTTTACTTACAGGTGTTCTGGTAGCAATGTCCATGCTGAATGTTCAAAATGCAGTTCAAAATGCCGCAGGTCTTGGGATTCTTATGTTGGCTCTTGGTGAGAGCATGAAATTGATAGGTAGTGTTGGAAGAATAAGCAGTAGCGCTATCTCTGCACTGGGTGTGATGACATTAATTATGACTGCACTCGCCGCTATATTAGGAATCATGAGTTACTTCAATGTGGAAGCATCTCTGATAAATGTAGCTGCTATGAGTGTATTGATGCTTACCCTGGCCGGAACTCTGAGAATCATCGACGGTGTTGGAAGAATAAGCGGTAATACTTTAATAACAATGAGTATATTAGCTGGTATCATGGCAGCAATGGGTGCTATTGTCGGGTTGTTGGATCATTACAATATCGGACCATCTCTGGAAACAGCGGAAGCATTATCCGTGTTGATGATATCACTTTCAACGGCATGTTTGATTATGTCAGCCGCCAGTTCTCTTGCTATTACAGCAGCGGCTGGTATTAAAGGATTACTGGCTATAATAGTTTTGATGGGAGCATTGATGACGGGCATCGGCTATCTATCGTCTAATGTTCCAAGCCTGGAAAAATTCCTGGAGAAAGCACTTCCGATATTAAAACTAATCGGTGCTGGAATCGGAGAATTTCTCGGTGGTATTCTTTACGGAATCGGAGATGCGGTACTGAGTTTGTTACCGAAACTTGGACAGGCACTGTCCTCATTCGGAGATAATGTGGCACCGTTCTGTGAAATGGCATCATCAATAGATTCGGGCGTAGCGAAAGGAATAGGCTTCTTATCCTTAGCTATTCTCGAACTTACAGCAGCAAATCTGATTGCCGGAATCGGTCAGTTTCTATCATTTGGATCGAACTTTGCAACACTCGGTACTCAGCTCAGCACGTTCGGCGATGGTGTAACACCATTCCTGGAAACTTTAAATACCATAAAGCCCGAATCTGTGCAGGCAGCTAAGAATTTGGCTGATATGATTTTGACTCTGACGAAAGCAGATTTTCTGTCTAGTATCGGAGAGTTTCTTGGTTTCGGTACTACCGATTTCTCCAAATTCGGAGAGTCCTGTAAAGCATTTGCCGAAGCTGTGAAAGACATGTCTTCGGTTCTTACTGGTGAAAATGGAGAAGTGCTGGTTAATGACTCTGCCATAAATTCTCTGTGTAAAGCTGGGGAAGCACTGAGTAAATTGTATAACTCATTACCGAAGCAAGGTGGATGGGTACAAAAAATAGTCGGAGAACAGGACTTAAAAGATTTTGGTACCTCTTGTGAAGCGTTTGCTGAAAGTATTAAATCAATGTCAAGTACTTTGACTGGAGAGAATGGATCCGTAAATATCAATGAATCCGCCGTAGAATCATTATGTAAAGCAGGAACATTAATAAACGAACTTTATACGGCACTTCCAAAAACCGATGGATGGGTGCAAAAAATAGTCGGAGAACAGGACTTAAAAGATTTTGGTACCTCTTGTGAAGCGTTTGCTGAGTCCATGAAAACCATATCAGATTCCCTCACAACAGTTAAAGGCGATAGTCTGATTAATGAAGAGGTAGTAGAATCAGTAAAAAAAGCCGGTGAGATGCTTCTGGAACTCAACGAAGCTTTGCCGGACGAGGGTGGCGGTATATTTGCGGCTTTCTCCTCGAAAGTTGACTTATCCGATTTCGGTGGTCAGATAACTAATCTTGCATCTGGTTTATCAGACTTCGCTTCAAAGACAGAGAATATTGACACGGACTCATTAACGACCGTTATAGAAGCAGTAAATAAACTGACAACTATAGCTGATCTCATTAACGGAACTAACTTCAGTAACGTGAATAATTTCGCTCAGGTCAGTCAGGTTGGAACGGCCATGAGTGCATATTATGATGAGGTGGCAGGTGTTGACGCTGGAGTAATCACTAAAACAGTTAACTCAGCCATAAAACTGAGAGATCTCATAGTTAACTTATCAGGACTCGATACGAGTGGAATAGCTAATTTCAAAGTTGAAGGCCTTGGTCAAGCTATGCAATCATATGCCAACGCGGTAGCTGGAATGGATACCACGACTGTCGGCAATTCGATAGTGAATATTCGTTCGCTGATGAATCTTATTAACGATATGTCTGGAATGGATAGCAGCGGAGTTGACTCATTTAAGTCTGCTGTAACGAACCTGAATGGATTGGATCTATCCGGTGTGGCAAAATCATTTACCAGTTCAGCATCGCAGTTTAATGCAATTGGTATAAAATTCACGCAGAATATCGGACAAGGATTAAAATCTGGGCAGTCGCAGCTTATTGCTACAGGCACAGTAGTGGTTACCGCTCTTGCAAACACGATGCGAAGCAGAAGCTCAATGTTCCATGCTATAGGTGTTACTCTTATGAATAAATTTGTAGCTGGTATGAGAAGTCAGAATAGTAGTATTGCATCCTCAGCTACTGGAGCATTAAATCTTGCAGCAAGCAGACTCCGTAGCTATTATGGTATATTCCGTGGTGCAGGTGGATATGTTGCGAGCGGTTTTGCTGCAGGTATCAGATCTGGTATTCAGGCGGCGGCAAATGCGGCGGCTCAGATGGCATCAGCGGCATCCACAGCAGCCAGAAAGAATCTCAAGGTAGCTTCACCATCGAAAGTCTTCAAAAAGATTGGTGGATATGTTTCTCAGGGATTTGCAATCGGTATTAGCAACTACGCTTCCATGGTCCAGAGATCTGTAGGTAAAATGACCAATACTGCGGTGGATACCTCAAACAAAGCCATGACGAGAATTCTGGAAGCGGTTAATGGAAGCGTTGATTCTCAGCCATCTATCCGACCGGTAGTGGATTTGAGCGAAGCTAAGACTGGAATCCATGCTTTGAACGCTATGCTTAACACAGCTGATCAGAGTATCGGTGTAAGGGCTGATCTGAGTGGCATTTCATACAATATGAACACGAGAAATCAAAATGGATCTAACAGTGACGTTGTAAATGCCATCAATAAGCTGAGAAGTGATTTGGGCAACATGGAAAGAAACAGCTACACGATCAACGGTATTACATACGATGATGGAAGTAATATTGCTGGTGCTATAACCCAGATTGTGCAGGCGGCAAGAATAGGAGGTCGAGCATAATGGCTACATATACAGTTAAAAAAGGCGACTGTCTCTGGAAGATTGCCAAACGTTATCTTGGAAGTGGAACTAGATGGACAGAATTAGCTGATATTAACGGCATATCTCGAGGAAATCCAACAATCTACGTTGGACAGGTTATTAAGCTTGATACGGGTGGGACAGCAGCTCCTGCCCGAGCTACTCCTCAGCCTGTTGTACAGTCGAGACCTACAATTCAATATTTTGGTCTGCAGGCGGGATCTGATAAAACCGTTTTTGCCACATGGTATTGGGAACGAGCAAATACGGATCATTACGAAACATGGTGGGAATATGACACTGGAAACGGTGTATGGTTTGTGGCGAACACAGGAACAGTTCAAAGTAATATTAAGCAGGCTACCTATACTGCCCCGTCTAATGCGGTCGGTGTGCAGTTTTGGGTAAAACCTGTAGCTCAGACACATGACGTAAATGGTTCCGAAGTAAGTTACTGGAACGGTGAATGGTCTACAGCTAAACAGTATTATTTCAGTGCGAATCCCCCAGCAACTCCTACAAATGTATCAATTGAGATTGATAAGTATAGACTTACGGCAAAGGCTCAGTATACGAGTACAGTTTCCGCGGCTGGCGGTATTCAGTTCCAGATTATTAAAGATAATGAAGTGATTTTCAATACCGGAAACGCAGCACTCAAGACAACCATTGCTTCCTATTCCTGCAATGTAACAGCGGGTGGAGAGTATAAAGTCAGATGCCGTGCTTACCGTGGAAACCTTTACAGTGACTGGACTGAATATTCGAGCAGTGTTGCAACAATACCTCCGGCACCGACTGGAATCACGACGATTCGGGCAGCATCCGAAACCTCTGTATATTTGGAATGGCCTGCTTGTAAAACGGCTAAAACCTACGAGATCGAGTATGCTACGAAACTGGAATATTTTGATGGATCGGATAAGACCCAGACAGCAACTGGTATTGAGTATACCCATTATCAGAAAACAGGCATGGATTCTGGTGAAGAATATTTCTTCCGTGTTCGTGCAGCAAACGATAAAGGTACATCTGCCTGGACTGCGATCAAGTCAATTATTATCGGTAAGAAACCTGCAGCACCTACTACATGGTCTTCAACTACGACTGCTATTGTCGGAGAACCACTGAATCTTTACTGGGTGCATAATTCCCAGGATGGATCAAGTGAGACCTATGCTGAGATTGAGTTATATATTGACGGAACCAAAAAGTCAATAAGTGTGAAGAAAAGCACTGATGAAGAAGAAAAAGACAAGACAAGTGTATATGCGATTGATACTTCTAAATACGCTGAAGGAGTAAAGATTCAATGGCGTGTACGAACTTCAGGTATTACGAAAGAGTTTGGTGACTGGTCTGTACAGAGAACGATCGATGTATATGCTCCACCAACTCTTACGTTTTCAATTGTTGACGTCAACGGAAATCCGATCGATACCCTTACTTCATTTCCCTTTTACGCAAAAGGTTTAACAGGACCTAACACACAGAAGCCAATCGGATATTATCTAACAGTCATTGCGAATTCGGGTTACGAGACAACTGACGGAACCGGAACAAATCGAACCATATCAAAAGGAGAGCAGATTTATTCAAAATACTTTGACACTTCTGATCCTTTGACTGTTGAATTATCAGCTGGAAATATCGATCTGGAAAACAATGTAGAGTACACAATAAAATGCATCGCATCGATGAACTCTGGATTAACCGTGGAGGCCTCGACGGTATTCAATGTAGCATGGTCTGACGATAAATGTGAACCGACCGCAGAAATCGGTTTGAATAAAGAAACACTTGTCGCTTATATTCGCCCGTACTGTGATTATTATCCGTATGTATATTATAAAGTAAATTACGACGGAACAAATTATGTCCCTACTGACGAACAGATTGATGCAACCGACGGATTATCCATCGATGGTGTGCTTACTACGACCGGTGAAATTGTATATTCTGGAAAATCAACATCTGGTAATCAGGTATTTTTTTGCGCCCGGATATCGGAAGTCGGAGTGCCATTACCGGATGTGACTTTATCTGTATATCGAAGAGAATTTGATGGCTCGCTGGTGGAGTTGGCGACAGGAATCGAAAACGGTGAGAATACATATATCACTGATCCGCACCCAGCGCTAGATTTTGCCCGATATCGAGTAGTGGCAGTCATGAAATCTACCGGCGCAGTCAGCTACTTCGATGTTCCAGGATATCCGGTGGAAGAGAAAGCTGTTGTTATTCAGTGGGAAGAAGATTGGCAGGAATTTGATACAAAAGAAGATAAGCAGCTCAGTAAACAACCATGGTCTGGATCGTTCCTGAAGCTTCCATATAATGTGGACGTGTCGGACAGTCATAGCTCAGATGTATCTCTTGTGAAATACATTGGAAGAAAACGACCCGTCAGCTACTACGGCACACAGCTTGGAGAGACATCCAGCTGGAAAGTCGAGATAGCAAGGGAAGATGTTGATACTTTATATGCCTTGAGAAGACTCTCGGTATACATGGGTGACGTTTATGTGAGAGAGCCATCGGGAAGTGGCTATTGGGCGAATATATCAGTATCATTCAGTCAGACACACTGCGAGGTCACAATACCTGTAGATTTAAACATAACCAGGGTTGAAGGAGGTAAATAATATGCCGAATTGGTTTGAGTCTATGCGACAGACTTACGAATATTATATTGTCGATCCTGGAACGTGGATGGATACGAAATTGCTTACGAATGTGAAATCGTGCAGTATAACCAGAGATCTATCCACAGAAACCCTCGGATCAGCAACCATCGATATTGAAGAAGCTATCGGTGAATGTTACATCCGAGTGTATCTTGTTACAATTCAAAATGGAATCACTGAGAAGACACCATTAGGAACTTTTCTGGTGCAGACCCCAACTACCAGTTTTGATGGTAAAGCTTCCAGTGTTTCTATGGATGCATATACCCCTTTGATCGAGCTTAAAGAGAATAAGCCGCCATTGGGGTATTTTTTATTGAAAGACGATAACGTCATGGGTAACGCTTACCGGTTAACTCGTGAACATGCGAGAGCGCCGGTAGCTAATACCGAAAACGAAAAGACCTTATATAGCGACTTCGTAGCCCAGACGGATGATACGTGGCTTTCGTATATTACCGATTTATTAGCGAATGCCAAATATCAGTTTTCTTTGGACGAAATGGGAAGAATCTTATTTATGCCGAAGCAAGAAATATCTTCACTGCAGCCGGTGGTTGAATTCGATGATGGAAACAGTTCGATTCTATATCCGGAAATAAGCTTAAATAGAGATTTATACGGAATCCCGAATGTTGTTGAAGTCCTATATTCAAAAAATAACGAACACTATTATGCCAGAGTGGTAAACGATGATGCTAACAGCCTTACATCAACGATCGCTAGAGGACGAGAAATAGTGTATCGAGTATCTGATCCGGACCTTATCGGTAATCCAACAAATAATCAGATACAGGAATATGCAGAACAGACACTAAAAACTCAGTCTTCTTTGGAGTGCACGGTTTCCTATACACATGGGTATTATCCAGTACGAATAGGGGATTGTGTTCGACTGAATTACAAGAAGGCTGGCATGACTGATATAAAAGCAAAAATAATAAGTCAGACAATCAAATGTGAGCCTGGTTGTCCTGTGACTGAAAAGGCTACATTTACAACTAAACTATGGAGGTGATAGTTCATGGCTTTATCGAGTGAGTTGATTGATCAGCTTGTAAAGGTCACTCAAAACACAGAACCACGGGATAAGGATAATACAGCTTACGGTACCGTTGTCATTATGGGTAGCAAAAAATACGTGAAAATTGATGGATCTGATTTAATGACTCCGGTTTCATCCACCGTTGCTGTCGAAAATGGCGATAGAGTAATTGTAACGATTAAGAGTCATTCAGCGACCGTTACCGGTAATACATCATCTCCGGCAGCCAGTGATAAGAAAGTAACTGAGCTGGGAACAAAGATTTCCGACTTCGAGATCGTAATTGCTGACAAAGTAAGCGCAAAAGAACTGGATGTGCAGATAGGTCGAATTGATGATCTGACAGTTGACAACGCTACGATCAAAGAATCATTAACAGCAAATAAAGCAAAGATTGATGATTTAACCGCGAAGAATGCTGAAATCACCGGTACACTGGAAGCAAATAAAGCAAAGATTGATGGCCTTGATGCTAAAAAATTGGATGCCGAAGTAGCTGATATTAAATATGCAAGTGTTGATAGATTAGACGCCACTGATGCTAATCTGAGAAACCTTAAATCCGATTACGCCCAGTTTGAGAAAACTACAACCGGTGAATTGGAAGCGACAAATGCGAAGATCGACGGTCTGGATACCAAATACGCAAATGTTGATTTCTCAAATATCGGCAAGGCAGCAATTGAACGATTTTATGCCGCATCTGGTATTATCAAAGATCTTATTGTCGGTGATCAGACAATTACGGGTGAATTGGTCGGTATTACAATTACTGGTGATCTGATTAAAGGTAACACAATTGTTGCTGATAAATTAGTCATTAAAGGCTCTGACGGTCTGTATTATAAGTTGAATACAGATGGAGTAACGACAGAGAAAGAACAAACAGAATATAATAGCTTGAATGGTCAAATAATTCAGGCGAAATCTATTACAGCCACCAAGATAGATGTCAAAGACTTAGTTGCTTTTGGCGCTACAATTGGTGGCTTTAACATTGGACAAGATTCTATATTTTCAGGTGTGAAAGAAACAGTTGATAACAAAAGCCGTGGTATTTACATGGATAAAAACGGTCAGATTGCTATTGGTGACGTGAATAACTACATCAAATATTTCAAGGACACTGACGGAAGATATAGATTAAAGATTTCAGCAGCCAGCCTTGAGTTTAATGCTTCTGGTGATAGTGGAGAAGAATCAAAGGACTTAGAAACTGTCATTAAAGACATTAACGATAAGGTCGACGGGATTGCTAAAACGAATAAAGGAATAGGTAGCATTACAAATTACTATCTGGCTACATCCGAGTCAAGTGGTGTTACTACAGAGACTGTAGGATGGACTACGAAAATTCAAAATGTCTCTTCAAGTAAGAAATATTTATGGAATTATGAAGTTACAAAATATACCGACGACACAATAGCGAATACAACTGAACCGTGCATTATTGGTATGTATAGTGCGGTTGGAGCCACTGGTAATGGTATTCAGAAGATTACTGAATATTATGCATTGTCGGCTTTAAAAGACTCCGTGCCTACCGTATGGAGTGAGAACGTTCCGAATCTTACAGCTACAAATAAGTATCTGTGGAATTATGAAAAGATTCTGTATACGAATGGCGGAACTGAACTGACAAAGAAACGGATTATCGGCGTATATGGTGATACCGGTAAAGATGGTGCTAAGGGTGAAGACGGATATTCTCCGACAGCAACAGTCTCTAAAAATGGTGATACTACGACTATTACAATCGTGGATAAAACCGGTACCCATACCCAGACAGTAAAAGATGGTATGAACGGAACGCCCGGTAAAGATGGTACAAACGGAAAAACTACATATTTTCATGTGAAGTACTCGAACGATGGTGGTAAGACTTTCACATCAAACAGTGGTGAGACAGTTGGAAGTTATATCGGAACATGTACCAATTATACAGAAGCAGATCCTGCAACAGTTGGGTCTTATGTATGGGCTAAGATTAAAGGCGAAAAAGGTGATACCGGAGCAAAAGGTGTTGGTGTAAGCAGCGTTGATGTTATGTATTATAAATCAACATCTGCTACATCATTATCAGGAGGTTCTTGGGTTACTACCGATCCTGGTTGGGAAAATGGTAAATATATCTGGTCGAAAACAGTAATCACATATACGGATAAAACAACTGACGAAAGCACTCCAGTATGTATTACCGGAGCAAAAGGATCCACTGGAGGTACTGGGGCAAAAGGTGAAACAGGAGCTGCAGGTAAAGGTGTGACTTCAATAGTAGAACAATACTATCAGTCAACGAGTGCCACAGAATTATCTGGAGGAAGTTGGTCTGACAAATATCCAGGATGGGTAAACGGTAAGTATATTTGGACGAGATCTGTAATTACATATACTGACAAGACATCCACCACAACAACCGCCGTTTGTGTAACAGGTGCGAAAGGATCAACTGGTAATAACGGTAAAAGTATCGGGTCGGTAATTAATTATTACCTGGCTACATCTGCATCGAGTGGTGTGACAACTTCTACACCCGGATGGACTACGACAGTACAGAATGTAACACTGGAGAAGAAATATTTATGGAATTATGAAGTTGTTAAGTATTCAGACGGAACCGTAGCAAGCACCACATCTCCATGCATTATCGGAACTTACGGTGACACTGGTAAGACCGGAGCGACAGGTAAAAACGCACTTCAGGTTCTGAAACAGTGGAATGGAACTTATACGACAATCGGTCAGGAGGTAAATTGCCCCACCGATCGATTTAACCGTATACCAGTTACCGGCGACATGTTTACAAATGTAGATGCATCTTCGAATCTCGGAACATGGCAGATTACTAAGGTAGCTGACGGACAAGCTTATTTCAAAATGTTTTCCTATGTTAGTGCTAAGGGAGCTACCGGAGCCACCGGTAATGGTATTAAAAGTATCAAAGAACATTACGCCGTATCAACTTCGAACACAGTAACCCCGACTTCATGGCTCGACGATGTACCGGTAACAAATTCTGTGAATAAGTATCTGTGGAATTATGAAACTATCACATATACGAATGGCACCTCTGTCGATAGTAAAAAGAGAGTTATCGGTGTATATGGTGACACTGGTAAAGATGGTAAAGATGGTGCTAAAGGCGAAAAGGGTGATGATTTTAGATGGAATCTGGTTAAAGGAACAAATGTCGCATCTACTGCTGGATGGTCTGCGAATGGATTGGCCGGTTCTTTTGATACACTTTCTAAAGATGAACGAACGTATAAATTTGTAGCAAGTAATGGGTGGCATGTTGCGCGATATGTTAATCTAAAGGAATATGTTGGACAAAAGGTAACCATAAGTTTTTATGCCAAGAATGTGTCGGCAGAAACTACAGCTACTGAATCATATAGATTGTTTATAACAAACGCGACAGGTGCAAACCCCTATGTCACAGGGTATTTATCAAATGATAATCCGGTGCAAGATTCGTGGGTATATTACTCTCATACTTGTAAGTTGAACTCAGATGGGCAATTAGGGATAGGATCCTATTGCTCGCCAGAAAACCAATCGTTGAAATCAACTTGGCTGATAAAAGATTTAAAAATCGAACTCGGCTCACCTGCAACAGCCTGGTCACCACATCCTGATGATTTGGTGGGATCAGACGGCAAAGGAATCAAATCCACAGCAGTCACTTACCAGGCATCTACAAGTGGTACAGTAATTCCAACTGGAACATGGCAGACAAATATCCCGACGGTATCAGCTGGTCAGTATTTGTGGACTCGAACTGTTATCACGTACACGGATGATTCTAAGTCCACCTCATATAGTGTTGGTCGAATGGGAACAAACGGCACGAATGGTGCAAATGGATCAGCTGGTAGAGGAATTAAATCCACAGCTATTACTTATCAGGCTGGATCATCTGGAACGACAGCACCGACTGGAACATGGCAAACAACTGTACCAGCTACGAGTGCATCATCCCCATATTTGTGGACAAGGACAATCATCACCTACACAGATGACACGACGAGTACATCTTATGCGGTGGGAAGTACTTTAGAGGGCGTATCTGTTGGTGGTAGGAATTTGGCAAGAAAGACGTCGAATGAATATAACAACCCTCCGTATACAAACTTTAACGGTGTTGATAATAACTGTCTACCACTTGTGAATGTTTATCTCAAGGGTCTTTCAGTAGGTGATAAGGTAACAGTTAGGCTTGTGTATAAATATACTAACATAGTTGCGGTGACCGGTAAAACAGCAGCCGCTTGGCTTCAAGGAAATGGAAACGTTACGGGATGGACATCTGGAACTTTCCTGAGCAGTCCGTGTATCGTTTTATCTGGCAGTGGTGAAAAAGTAATAAAATATTCGTTTGCGATAACTTCTGACATGATAAAAAATCAATATTGGGATATAAGTATTCGACATGATGGAGTTCAAAGCGGATCGGTACAATGGAAAGAATTCAAAGTTGAAAAAGGCAACATCGCTACTGACTGGACACCTGCTCCGGAAGATGGCATTGCTTCTGTTGATGTTGAATATTATCTTTCTAACTCAGCTACAGCTCTGTCTGGTGGATCATGGTCTACCACAGCACCTACGTGGGTCAATGGTAAATACATGTGGAGCCGAACAGTAACCACTGATGGCGCGGGTAATAAAACATACTCCCCAAATCAAAATGGAGTCTGTATTGCCGGAGCTAAGGGCGAGACTGGAAACAAAGTCGTGATTGCAGAAAGAGATAGCGTATTTAATGCTTCATCAACAGATTGGTGGAAAGCATATTGCGATAAAGATCATACTGATAGTTGGACTACATTTAAAAACGTATCTGATATGAACACTGGAGACCTTGTTTACATCAAATTTCACGCTAATGATGTCAACCAAGATTTAATTGTAGGATATAAAATCATTTCCATTGTAAATAATTATGTACTTGGATATTACACTGGACTCATAAGCGGAATCAATGGAGCTACAGGTGCTACCGGAGTTGCAGGTAAAGGTGTGTCATCAATCGTTGAACAGTACTACAAATCCACTTCAGCTACAGCTCTTTCCGGTGGATCATGGGGTACCACATATCCCGGATGGGAAAGCGGTAAATATATTTGGACGAGATCAGTTATCACGTATACAGATAAAACAACTACGACCACTACAGCTGTTTGTGTGACAGGCACTAAGGGATCAACTGGAAATGACGGTAAGACTTCTTATGTCCATATGGCCTATGCGAATATCACATATGTATGTGAAGAGAATAATTCCTTTACCCTTACAAGCACAACAGTATGTCGATATGGAAAAAATGACAAATGGATATATAAGACTCTTGAAGCTGGTACATATATTGGTAATACGACACTGTTCGGTAGTGATCCGGCCAATGGTGTAGTTAAAGAAGTTAATAAAATTACCGGTTTCTCTATCACAGACAGTAGTGGAAGAGCTTACATGGGCCAATATACAAATTTTGAGCAAGCTGGAAGCAATGATATATCTAAATATGTTTGGACAAAGGTACAAGGTGCCAAAGGTGAAACTGGCAATAAAGGTGAAACAGGTGCTAGCGGTAAAAATGCCCTTCAGCCAAAACGAAATTGGTCTGGAACATTTACCACTATCGGAGCAACTTCGATTGCAGCTACTACAGACTTCAACCGAACTCCAGTAGTTGGAGATGTCTTCATAAATCTTGATGGATCTTCGAACACGGGTACTTGGCAGGTTACAGCACTATCAGGTACATCAGTAACCATAAAACTTCTTTCATACGTCAACAGTAAAGGTGCGCCAGGTAAGGACGCAAATCAGGTAGTTCATAGTGTAGCTGGTAATGGTAATACCAATAAGTATATCGAATTCGCCACCGTAAAAGTTATAGCAAACTATGCAAATTATGCTACAACTTTCAAAATAAGTGGTAGAGAATATGAAACGACAGATGTACAGTTCTCGTTCGTCAGTGTTGATAATACAGATCCTAAATTATATTTCTTACGGGCAACTGGTGAATTTAACGTTTGGATGTATAAAAAGACAACGTCAACCTGGGGACTTGTTACTAAATTAAATGAAGCATGGGGACGTATGAGAGTGTATAACTTCCGACCAGATAACGAGTCCATTTCGCTCACATGGACCGATACACGACACGCATCCCTTCCTTCTGGTTGTATAGCAGCTGATCAATTACAGGCAGCCAAAACAGCCACCAATTTCATGGAATTTAATTCCGGGACAGGTCTGCAGATCGGCGATAAGACAAATGGCTCATGGAAAGGTTTCCGATCCCGTATCACTAGCACTGCATTTGAAATCTTGAACGAAGCAGGAGCAGCCGTAGCCAGTTATGGACGTAAACTGATTCAGCTTGGAAAAGACACAACAGATGCTGTTATTGAGTTGTGTGGGGGAAAGGGTATCATTAAATACGAAAACGTATGGTTATACGGAGGCGAAGATGACACATTAACGATAAGTGCTGAAAATATGGCAATATTAGCAGATAAAAATATTGTTATTAGGGCAAAGAGAGTAACTGCTGATAATATTCGTATCACTAATCAGTTATTTATGAGTGACACAAATATCCATCTAACCATGTATGAAATGAATGCTGATTTACCTGATGAGGCAGATGATTGTATAGCGGGTATTGATATTGATAAAAAATACGGTATTAATTTAGAAACTCTCGGTGTAACGGACAGAGCTTTAACCGGAGTCAGTATAAACGGACGATCATTACTGAATCATATATATCCAGTCGGATCAATCTATATGTCCACAAGCGCAACAAACCCCACAAATTTCTTCGGAGGAACGTGGGTTGCTTGGGGTGCTGGTAGAGTTCCGGTTGGATTTAACGGTGGCGATGGTAACTTCAATTCGTCCGAAAAGACCGGTGGTTCGAAGACTATTAATATAGAGCATAATCATGGACTTTCGAACGCCAGAGCTGCCGTAGGTCGTGCTGATTCGTCTCTGGCGACAATGTCGTATACTTCTGGTGGTAATCCTCATAATGTATATTTTGACCGAGAATTTTCATATTATGGAGGAATTTCAGGTGGATCCAAACACGCTACAGATACGTCGTTAATATATGGTAATACGAATAATGGCGGCTCTACAGCAGCATCTGTACTGCAACCATACATCACATGTTATATGTGGAAACGAACAGCTTAAAGGTAACTATTAAATTCAAATAATCAAAATTTTAAGGAGGAATTCAAAATGGCTTCAATCAGAAAAGAATTCAGAAAAAACACACAGTTCTCAGCAAACATCTTTGTGGATAATGTATCCGTAGTATCTTTGGATGCATCATTTAGTCTGGATGATCCGCAGGTACCTGTTATCAATCGTTATATTTCTGATGGCAGACTGTACCGTGCAAACAAACAGGAGATCGACTCTCAGGTGGATGAGTTCGAAAATACTGTATGGGGTGCATATGACAAGATGATAGCTGAGCAGACAGAATCATCCAAAGCAGCATAAGGAGGTTTAAGATATGGAAATGGATTTCACAGCATTACTCACAAGTCACTTTCTGGCAGTTGTAGTTCTGGCGTGTCTGGTGGTAGGATATATCATCAAACATGCCAGTTTTTGTAAGAGAATCAATAACGATGATATTCCAGTAATTCTGGCTGTTCTCGGTCTGATTCTCAATCTGGCAGTATCTGGGTTATCGATCGAATCTGCAGTGTACGGTGCATTTATGGGTTTAGCTTCCACCGGACTGCATCAGGGATTTAAAAGATTTATCGAAGGTGATACAACAAAAGGAGCTAAATGATGAATTTTACTATAACAACAGATCAGATCATTTGGTTCTGCAGTTTCATCGGTGGCTTGTGGGCATTATGGAAAATTGTGAAAGAAGCAAAAAAACCAAATGACGATCTAAAAAAGAAAGTCGAAAAGCACGATCATCTTCTGGATACGGATAACAAGCGTCTAAACAAATTTGATGAATCAAATCAGATGATACTTAAATCTATGCTGGTTATGATCAATCACGAAATAACTGGTAATGGAATCGAAAAGATGAGAGAAACCAGAGACGAACTGCAGGATTACCTTATACATAAGTGATTCGCGTCACAAACATCCTCCTTTATGAGTAACATGAAAACATATTATTTATGAGGGAGGATTTATTTATGAGTACAAGAGAATTAAGAAAGTTAAGAAATGTCGCATTTGTGATTGGGTTCGGATTTACTATGGGTAAATTTACGGCTAACATCGCAGCGAAATGCATGAGTAAGGCATATGATGTTGTGATGAAAGAAGTCATCAAATTTACTGCCAACAACGGTAGTAAACGAATGCAAGAGCTTTGTAACGAATATGGTATTGACTATAATAATCGGAATAAAAATACAACCGACAAAGTAATTATCGGTTTTCATGCATAACTCAGAAAAAGGGCTTTGGTCTACGGACTTAGGCTCTTCTTTTTTATGATAGGAGGAAATTCAAAATGGAAAAGAAATACCTCGATATACTGACCAACATCATCGGTGCGGTAGAAACCGGCGGACAGACATATGGAAAAAGAAGATATAACGCCTATGTCGGACCGAATAATAATACATCGAAAGAGCTGACGTGTACGCTAGGCTGGGCTGGAAATTACGGCGAACGTGCACGAAGACTTTGTAAAATGATATTTGATCGGGACCCAGTAGCGTTCAGGAAAGCGGATAATGCCGGAATTGAAAAGAAATTATCAGTTAACTGGGAAACTACAAAATGGCATCCTACTACAGTACAGCAGAAAGCCCTGATCGATATTATCACGACAGCTACCGGTAAGAAATGTCAGGATGAGTTATTCCAGGAATTGATGCTGACATATATTTCAAAAGCTGAAGAATACGGAGTAAAAGATATTCCGTCGCAAATGATGTGGTGTGAGATTGAACATCTTGGTGGCGTTAATCCGGTCAAGAGGATATTCGGACGAGCCAAGAAACCGTACACACCGGATACTATATTTGCTTCATTAATCTTGGATCAAAAAGATGCAAAGAGCAATACCCAAGTTGGCGATAAGATTTTTGAATCGAGACACAGATGCTGCGTTAAATGGATCAAACAGTATGTCACAAATACTGAAGAAAAGAAAGAGGGAAAAGCTATGGGAGTAATTGTTACATTGGCTGGTCACGGATCGGGAAGACCATCTAAAAAAGATATGAATACATATTGTAAAGGTAGACAGTCAAAAGGTCGAGGGTTGGTTGAAGTTCTGAGGCTGCCACTTACCGATGCACAGAGAAAAGCAATGCATGATTACTATAAGGAAATTCTGGGAAGAAACTACTACAACCAGAATCTGAGATTATATTGCTATAAAGCATACAGAGACGGAAAATATTACTCCGACTGCAGTAGCTCCATTTGCAAAACAGCCGAAAGAGTAGGAGTATCTGGGGTCGGATCTCTTAATACAGCTGAAATGCATGAGCATTGGCCTAAAGTCAAAAATGTAGTAATCGTAAATGGCATTATCCAGAATCCAGAAGTCCTTAAAATCGGTGATGCATTAATGTTTAAAGGTAGTGATCCAACTCGACCGCTGGGGATTGGACATACCGAAATGGTGTACGAAATCCACAAGACAGATAATGGGTCAAACGGCACCAGACCAGCCACACCGAGCAAACCGACGACTACCGCGAATAACGATAGTAACGTAAAAAAGGGTCAGAAATGGCTTAATAAAAACTATGGCGAAACTATTAAAAAGTACTGTGGTGCTGAATTAGGAGAGGACGGGTCTTACGGTACGAAATCAAGAGCAGCTGCAGTATGTGTTTGGAAAGATTTATGTAATCGAAAACATGGCGCAAAGTTAGATCCAAGTAATAGTAACTTCCTTGAAAGTTGTAAGAAAACTGCAAAGAATGTTACTATTAAAAAAGGTGCTTCGGGTACTCTCGTGTATTTGATAGAATTCCTATTATCGGCAAAAGGATTCTATTTCAATGCTATGGATGCCGAGTTTGGATCAGGTCTTGAATCTTCGGTTAAATCTTTCCAGAAAGAGAGAGGTCTTACGGCTGATGGTATAGTCGGAGCAAATACATGGTTTGCATTGTTTAACTAAAAAGAAAAGAGAACTGACTTTCCCTCAGCCAATTCTCTTCTTCATAAAATAAAGATTATATATCACGTTCTTATATTAACATGATATTACCAGCATAGCAATAAGTACCACTCGACACTCATCGACAAATAGAAATTCAAAATGGTATTTCAAAGTATTATATAGTGATACAGTAGAGTCCATTTGATATTTATTTGTCAACTAGCACTTCTAAAACACTTTAAAATAAGGGTTTACAGCTTCCATCGAGGAAGCTCACAAAGCTGGTAAATTCTAAGAAACCCTTATAAAATAGGCGTTTTTAAAAGTGTTCAAACGGGGATAAAAGGTTGAAAATGTGGGCTATTTGACAACTACTTGGCGATTACTTGACAACCTACATTTGACAACTGAAAAAGTAATATATTAGGCAGGGATTTGAGTAATTCATTTCTCTGCCTTTTATTATTGTAATTTTTCTAAGTCACTTCTTAGCCATTCCAAATCTCGAACAGTATAGACAGATTCGGTAATATCTTTTATACTATGTCCCATCATTTCCTTCAATGCATATTCATCGACACCAGCTTTCTTACATCTTGTGGCAAACGTTTTTCGTGGATCATGTGGCTTATGTTCTGGATTTAAGTGTAAAGATTTGATGACTTTGCTGAATCGTGTTGCATATTTATCGTACGTCAGTTTCCAAGTACCGGAGTGAGTTTGACCCTTATCATTAAGTAATCGTCCAGTTCCAAGAGCTACTCCTTTATCGTAGTTCCTTTTAACCAGCTCACGAATTTTAGTATGAATCGGGACTATTCGCTGCTTACCGGCTTCTGTTTTCATTCCAGCTTTCATGTACCATTCGTCGATATTTATTTCATCTAGTGTGATTGTAGCTAATTCTTGTGGTCGCCAACCCATGTAACATTGAATTAATATCCAGTCAACAAACGGTATTCGATCCACGTTATCCCATAAAATTCGCATCTCTTCATCGGTAAAAATAATATGTCCTTGAGTATTGTTCTTAATCTCATCTACGATATCACCACTTATACTAAAGGCCCGTGCGTAATTTCTGTCAACAATTTCGAATTCAAGAGCGTAATCGAACATTAGGTTAAATAATGACTTCATGCGTGACTTTGTGCGAGCTGTTGGATATATCTTTGTACCCTTGTTATTACCTTTATATTCGATTCTATACCCTTCATCCATACATCCTTTTAAATGTCGTACACGGACGTCTTTAGCTCGCATATCATAAATAGATGAGCAGTATAACCACGCCGACTTAACTGTTCGAATATAGTTAGCAGTGGTGTTCTTAAAATATTCTTCAGACCATTTCTCGTACAAGTCCATAACCGTAATATCATTATCCAAATCATATGGATTTCTATTATATTCCGCCAGAGCTTCATATGCCTCGTTGTACGTATGAAAAGATGCCTGTGGTTTTAATGATTTCAAAATGGGTTTTCCTTCACTTGTTTTTCCCACACATATTCTGACTCTATACGGATTCCTTAGATTTGGCTTATTCATTTTTGTAATGCTTCCAAACCCATTAGGCAATCGTATATGCTTTCGTGCCGTTTTCTTTCGTATTGTTTTCTGGCTTTTAAGGGGTATCCCACAGTGCGGACAAGTCAATGCTTTGTCACTTACCTGTAATTCACATTCCGGACATTTTACCAACACTTTTATTTTTCCTCCTGTTCTATTAAATTTACACGTTATCGTATCTGATACATTCCAAAAAGTCAACAAGTTTGTTACTGGAAAATTATGTATTTTTTTCCAATATTTGTTCGTTGAATATGTGCGTGTCTCCATTTATCATCTAATACATATGCCTAAAGGAGAGACATAATAATGGAAACAAAAAGTATAATCTGTAGCACTTGTCATTGTAAAATGAAGCATTATGATACCGTCGAGAGGATTGTTAGAAGGAAGAATCATATTACGGTTCGTATAAGGATAGAACGATGTCGTTGTCCAAAATGCGGAAGTATACATAGACATATACCAGATTACCTATATCCATACAAGCAGTATGAGGCAGATATCATCGATGGAGTGGTAGAAGGACTCATTGATTCATCAACTCTCGGCTTTGAAGACTATCCGAGTGAAATGACGATGAAACGGTGGAAAAGGTCAATACACAAAAAGTAGAACTTGTTTCCACTGAGGTTGTTTTTACTAATCGTGTTAATTGCCATAAAATAGCAGTTGAAAGGAGGACATGGCGAACAATAACGATTCGCGAAATTTACATTCCCTATTATGAGAGAGTGAGATAGTTTAAAGGTAAAACACTATTTTAGAGATATGGGTTCAAATCCCACAATCACTTTCTTTTTCTTTTCGATATTAACTTGTAGGAGGTAAGTGTATGAATAATATCGAATTCGCAGCCGGATCAGTTCCAGTTAGTGTAGCCGCTAAAGTGTATGGAAAAGATGCTACGTGGGTCAGAGCTGGGATTATTGTTGGGTGGCTCCCAATCGGAAAGGCAACAAGAAAAGGTAAACTTATAACCAGTATTGAAGAAATGAATTCAAAGTATGGTCGGATTAATTTCTATATTTCACCAAAATTATTGTGGGAGGATACCGGCTATCTATGGAAAGGAGAGAAGAAATATGCCAACGACAATCAAACCAGAAGTATCGGAAAGGAGTCCGTACTATATCAATAAGCACAGATCGTATGAATTAGTGCATTTTTGTCGTCAGTATCATGACTGGATTCGTATGTATGAGAGTTTTGTGGATATTGAAGAGCATCCTTTAAAATTGGTAAAAGTTTCTCAGAATTGTGGTTTTATCGGCGATAGTCCTACAGAAAGGATTGCAATGATGAAACAGTACTATGCTGAAAAAATCAAAATGGTTCAAGAAGCAGCTAAAATGACAGACAAGGAATTATCTTCTTATATTCTCAAGGGGGTTACTGAAGGATTGTCATATGAGGTCCTGAGAGCACGAGAAAATATTCCTTGTTGTCAAGAGACGTATTATCTGTTACGTCGAAAATTCTTTTGGTTGTTAAACAAGATGCGAAGCTGACGTTCGCGAAATACACAAAGGCTATAATGGAAAGGAGGTAAACAACTATGAACTACGCTTTACTATTAGGCGACGTAAAAGAATGTTCAAAAGACAAATTGAAAGAGATCATCTTTGAATTAGATCAGATGGATTATCAGTCTATTAAAGAACTGAATGTCTCTGATGAAGCAAAGAAAGAACTCATTGTGATGATGAAAAACAGAACATTCTTTGAGATGCTTTTGGTAAACGCTCTGAAGTAGCATTTATCTACGATTACGAGAGAGGCTTAGAGGACCAGATAACGCTGGTTCCTCCGAGCTTCCTTTTTTTTTTTATTTTTATCGATTCATTACAGTGGCGATAATTGAGTCAAACATTGAGTTTGTTGCTTTACGATCAGTTATCGCTTCTTCAAGGGACTTATCACCGTATACATCTTTGACCTGATCTACGGTCCAAGGATCTCCGAATTCTTCCATAGTCTCGATAAAAGTATTGATTTCTTCAGTTGTCATATTTGTTTTCTCCTTTCATTATTAGCCTGAATTTGATTATAACATAAAGTTAGATTAAAAGAAACAGTGTTTAGTTGAAGATCTCATTGCACTGTTCGAGGCAATCCGGGAAATTCCAGGATTTATTTGAGCAGCGATAGCACGATTGAGCATACACGACACCGTCTTCAACATAACAATGTTCTTTTATGGCTTCCCATATTGGCGACCAGATTCCTCCATATTTATATAAGTAGTCTGGTGTTTTTTTATGACATTTTGGACAAACATATTCGAAGTTTTTGTTCAGAGTCATGATTGCATTGCAATTGTTGCAGATCGCATCTCCTCGATGCAAAGCACCAATAACTTCATCAATGTAATCTGCATATTCGATTTCTTTCTTTTCATCAAAGTATCCCATATGACATATCCTCCTTTGCAATTGTATGGTGTAGTCGGTATTATAACACCGAGTTAATAATTATGCAATGGGTTTGTAACAAATAAATCTAGGTTGAAAATAACTTTTAATCTAGGATAGAAACCGTAAGCAGGTGTCCAGAATATGGGATATATTGTTACATTGAAAGAGTGTACAAAAGATGATATAATCCCTTCAAAAGAAAGGTGGTTTTTACGAATGAAAGTAGTATCTCTTACTTGTCCCGGATGTGGAGCAAATCTCTCGATTGAAGACGGGCGTAAACAATGCTTTTGTCAATATTGCGGTATGAAAATTATGCTGGATGATGAATCAATAACATACCGTACAGTTGATGAAGCAAGAATTAAAGAAGCTGAAGTACGGATGCACGAGATCAATTTATGGGAAAAGCGTAGAACTGAATGGAAGAAGAATTTGATGATTGGTTTAAAAATAACAATTCCAATCATTATTGTTTTGATATTGATGATCGTTATAGGTTCTACTGCTAAATTAGACACTTTATGGGTTATCGGTGTAGTTGGTATATGTGCATCGATTCTTATTTGGTTATGTATAGAAGAATCTTATGAAAAATTTATCAAAGATATGAATAAAGCTATAAATGGAGAAAAAGAATCCGGAATACATATAAATATTAACGGTAAACAGCTGAAAATGCCAAATTTTAATCCCATAACAAAGAAACAGAAGAAACCTAGAAAATAGAGGTCCTAGAAATAGGGCTTCTTTTTATTTGCAGAAAACTATTGTAGGAGGTAATTCAAAATGGAAACAAATCACTATGCTTTATTAGAAACTGCTACAGAAAAATATACCCAGCTTGTGGATTATATTTGTAAACTTCAGAACGGTATCGAGGTAAATCCGGAATCGGTTAATAAATTAGTCCACAGTATTTATAAAGATGAAATATATTTGATCGATCGCTTAAAGAATACTGAGGAGATGCTGCAGAAACAGCAAGAGCCACAACAAAGCATTAAGATATTCGAATTCATGAGCCGATGATTATACGCGAAAATTACATCATCTTTTATAGAAAACAACATAAAAGTAGGAGGTAATAATTATGTATGGAGCGTATGGTTTTGAAGACAAAGAGGAAAGAGAACTGAAAATGAGAATTCACAAATTCGAAGATAAATTACTTCGAAGTAAGAATTATCAGGATCAGGCGGAACTCAGGTCGATAATCATGAAATACAGAATTCAGTTACAAAAACTGGAGTGGAGTAAACAAGAAAGAGGAGTCTATTAATAGGCTCTTCCTTTTGATTTGTGATAAATTCCCTTTACGGGGTTTTTATAAATATCATAAGAAAGGAGTGTATGAGATATGATCGGAGTTATATCATTCATCGGCGGTGTGTTTATCGGATGTATCATTATGTATATTCTGATAAGTCGCGGAGCTGTATATGGCGACTATAATATCACATTCAAGGAGAAAACGGACGATGACAGCCAGGAAGGAACATACAATATCGGAATTAGTTTCCGTACGAAAGATGCCGTTCCAAGAAGTCGGAAAATTATCCTTTATAGACAGGATTCGCATCGATAACAAAGGCTATTATGAAGACTATTTATAAGGAGGAAACTAAAATGGAAGAAGAAAGAATTGAAAAGTCAATCGATGAAATGCTTGAAGACGAAATTCAGGATGAACTCAAAGAACTGAGTAGTATCGAAGTCGGAAGTGACAAGTACAAGGTGGCAGTAGAAGGCATCACTAAGTTGTATGAAAAGCAGATTGAAGTCAAAAAGTTCGATGCAGATCAGGAGCAGAAGCAGAAGGCGCAGGAAACTACTGAAAGACAAATTGAACTTGATGAACGAGATCGGAAAATCAAGAACAAATTAACTGGTGCTAGTATTGGTGTACCAGCACTTGTGACGATCAGTGGAACGGCTTTGATGCTCTGGTATGAGATCGGAAAGGATGGTTTGATTTCATCGCTGGCTGGTAAAGGAATTATCCAGCGGTTGATCGGAAAAAAATAGTTTGTTTCACCGGAAGGGTCTGGGTTTAATACTCGGACTCTTCTTTTTGCCTTTTCGCGATATATACATAGTATTTTATGAAAGGAGAGTGAACGTTATGTATGGTATCGAAGAAATGTTAAAAAATACTAATCTGATGTTGGAACAGGGTATAGATCTAATTACAGATTCTATGTCAGATATTGTAAATGATCAGAGGAGTGGGATGATAGAACTTCAGAACACTTACGAACAATTACTGAAACTGAAAAATATCGAAGAGTCAATCTAAGGCTCTTCCTTTTTATTTTCTTGGAGGATATATTATGCGTTATCATTACGAAAAATCTGGGATATTCACATCAATATATGGAGCGGTATACGAGTGTGATCATCCTGTTTATAATAGATGTACCTTATTCAAAATTGGAAAACTTGGATTAGCAATTATACAGCAACGATATGATCCGAAAACAAAAAGAACCTGGTGGACGGAAATAGATCCGTGGCTGAATGATGATTTATATTTACATCCAAAATTTATGGAATTTTTCAAAGAACGAGCCGGTAAATGTGTTGATGGGCTATATCCGACAGCGACAATTCGTCAGATAATGTGGGCTTTAAAAATAAAACCGATACAGAGGGAGCGATGGGAAACATGCTTTGATAAACGGGATATTTAGGTTCGCGAAAAATACACAACGTATTATAGAAACTAAAAACAATTCAATTAAGAATGGGAGAAGAAAATTATGAAGAATATGACATTTAAAGTTTATTTTAATGTAACAGATTTGGGAGCATATGGAGCAATTCCAGGTTTAAAAGATGCTATGCAAAGTGAACTTATTAGAGTTTACAACATATATGCTGATAAAACAAATTCTGGCATAACTGAACAATTGAACGGTGAATTCGACAGACTTTATCCGGATTACTTTAAAAAGAATTCGAATAAAGAATGGTACGAATTAACTGAATATAACCGGTTTATGGCAGAAGGATATCAGAAATTAATAGTTGATGAACTTAATAAATCAAATGCGAGTCAATTACTGGATTTCTACGTAGATCCGGAAGATATTATGTTTAAGGGAATGTTAAAAGTAGATCATAATATCAAAATCGATTTTTATATGAAAGAAGCTTAGTTTACTACTGGGGTCTGGGTTTAATACTCAGACTCTTCTTTTTCCATCTTCGCGAAAAATACATACCCCTTTATGAAAGATTAATTATTTTTAGGAGGTAATAGATATGAGAGAAGCTTTTATAACTTTTTGGAAAGACATGTGGGAATCACAGAAAGAGACGAACAGATTTTTGAAGAAGCACTGGAAAGGATATACAGTGCTTGTAATAGTAGGGTCCGTTATAGGGTGTGTATTGCCATGTGCGATTGTAAAAGTAAAAGATTTTATCGAAACTAAGAAAGAAAAATCTGAAGAGGAGGAGTCCTAACGAGGGCTCTTTCTTTTTATTTTCGCGGTACGTACACGGGCTATTATGCAAACGATATATTTATTTTAAGGAGGCAATATTTATGACAGGAGAAGAAAAATTTAACTTAGCCATGGAGATTTTAGAGGATCAGATTGCGCGTAAAAGTAAACTGGAGAAATACTGGCATGCTATGATGCATGAACAGGATAATCCATACGATTTCGATTTCAATATACGCAGACACAATTGGATCCAGGCAAAAAGCTTACGGTTAGGAGTATCGGAATGTCTTGCCATTATTAACCAGAGAATAAAGAAAATTGAAGAGGAGGAAAAAGAGTCCTAACCAGGGCTCTTCCTTTTCATTTCTGTTTACATGGTAGGGTCTGTATTGTATAATATCTGTAATAATGTATGGGAGGAAAATACATATGAAAAGGAAAATAGTAGCTGTTTTACTGGCAGTTTCGATGATGAATACCACTCTTATTGGATGCGGAGATAACGCAGTATCGAAAAAAGAAGGGTTAGATTTATCTGCAGAAGATGGTGATTATGACTATGTCGACTGGGACGGAAACGAATTACTGTCACTGTTGCCTGATCCTAATAGTTCAAAAGTTAAGAGCAAACAAGTCGATAGTAATACAGCGAGACTTATTGTTTATGAAGTTAGTAAAAGTGGTTTTAATAAATACATTGAGCTTTGCGCTGATAAGGGTTTCAGTACAGATTCGAAATCGGTAAGTGATGACACCGGAGCTATGTATAAAGCATCAAACGATACTGGATATTCATTGACTTTAGCATACGACCCTGACGATAAAGCTATGGGAATTAGGATAGATGCTCCAAATAGTTCAGACCAAGAAGAGGTGGATAGTACTCCAACTCCTACAGAAACACCGACGCCAACAGAAGAGACTACACCTGAGCCAACACCTACTGAGGAATCCACTCCAGAACCGACTCCGACAGAAGAGGTTGCTGATGAAGAAACAGATAATGCTGATGATGTCATTAATAATCTGTCAAGATCACAAAAACCGGCATCTGGTGTACGCCAAGAGTTAAAAGACTATTTAGATGCTTATGAGGACTTTGCTAAAGAGTATGCAGAATTCATGAAGAAATATACTAACACTAATACTGTTACTAATTATGACCTAGATCAGGACTACAAGAAGCTAGAAGATAAAGCAAAGAAATTCTCAGATGCCGAATCCAAGTTGTACGATAATTTCGACGATCTGAACAGTGATGAATGGGATTATTTTTACGATAAAATCGGCGATATTTACGACGAGATGTATGACTATTAAATCAGTTCGCGAAAAATACATAATCTCTTATAGAAAAATACAACTAAAAGGAGGTATTAACTATGAGAGATTTTGTAGAAAAATTATACGTGATTGTTATAAATTTCTTGGAAGGATCATATTACAAAAGTATGTCTATTGGGGATGTATACAGATGGGTACACGTTTATAGATATGCTATGAATATGATCGACTGGGTGTTTATATCGATTGCAGCTGTAGTGGCATTTGTCATAGTTATAAAATGTATGGAAGAAGAGGAGACTCATTAATTTGGGTCTTCTTTTTTTTTTTTTTCGCGAAAAATACATATTCTCTTATGAAAACAATAATTATATTTATTATAAAGGAGAGAGAATTATGAGTAAAAAATCAATTATTTTAACAGTAGCAGGTATTTGCTGTGGGTTTATTATGGGGATTAACGGATGTACGTTATACGAGAAACTTGCCGATGATAATCATCAGACCTATACTGATATGGAAATAGCAGAATCATTTGCGTATGATAAATACGGAGACGACGAGAGTAAAATCGTGCTTCGTAATTATGATTATGAAACTGATATGTTAGATTTCTATATCTATAGAGACGGTGATATCAAGGCAGCTTCTGGTGTCAACAGAACATATTGGTCTAATAAACTCGCAGACGGATATATCTACGAAAAATAAGGAATTTAGAGTCAGCAATGGCTCTTTCCTTTTTATTTTTTGCCCGCGATTAATACACACCCTTATATGAAAAACGTATAAGGAGGGATATAGAATGTTGAAGAAGGCACTAAAAAGTATCATCAAATTTTTAGTAGTAACAGTTTTGATAGGTGCTTTAATTTGGTGTATATCACGAATATGTCGACTTATCAGGAAATGAAAGAAGTGAGGGCTTAATTAGCTCTCCTCTTTTTCGCGATATTTACAAACCCCTTTATGGAATAATAATTTTATTTAGGAGGTATGTATTATGATAACATTTTTATTATTAACGATCATTGCAATTATTGTTACGATCATTGCGGCAGTTGCCCTGATTACGGGTGGCGTAGCATTCATCGTGGTATTTGGTGATTTAATAGTATGTGTTGGATTAATCATCTTACTCATGAGATGGTTATTCAAAAAGAACGATAAGAGAGGCTAAAACGCTTCTCTTGTTTTTTTTTTTAGTTTTTAGAAAGGTGTAATAAGCAGTGATGGACGAAATGAGACTTAAATTATCAACAAAATGGATGAAGGGGATGGTAGCAAAAATACTCGAAAAAGCAATACTCAAAAGTGTTGGATATAGACCACGTATCCATATCGAGGAGATAATGCTTGAAATGAGAGACGGAAAAATAGGGTTTAAAATTAATGCAGGAGGTGAAATAGACGAGAAGGTGCTCGAAAAGGTGAATCGTATCGTAGATAGCAATGATTAGATTCATGAGTAGAAACTAATTGCAAAGGAGGAAAATCTATGGCAAAATGGAGAAAGAAAACGAATGTTCCCTATATTCTCGGAGGATTTGGATGTATCGGTGTTATTGCGACCACAATAATGGCTATACAGTCAACGCCTAAAGCATTAGAACTGCTTGAAGATGCCGAAAAAGAAAAGGGTGAGGATCTTTCAAAATGGGAAATCATCAAGACTACTGGACCTGCATATTTTCCAGTAATAATAGCAGGAATAGCAACTGTTGGATGTATCGCCGGTGCTGTTATTTTATCGGAAAAGCAACAGGCATCTCTTATCAGTGCTTATGGACTATTAAATGAGTCCTATATGAAATATCAGAGAAAAGTAATTGAAGCATACGGCGAAGAAGCACATACTGAAATATTAAAAGCTATCGCCGAAGAAACAAAGCCAGTAAATATTACCGCCGATAATTTCTTTGGGCTTTCCAACCAAGGAATGGCTGAAGACTTTTCTGAACCAAAATTATTCTATGAGGAGTTTAGTGGGAGATATTTCGAAGCTCCGCTAGAACAGGTACTATTAGCGGAATACCATGTTAACAGAAATATGGCATTGGGTGCTCTTATATTGTTAAATGATTTCTATGAATTCCTTGGATTAGAAAGAACGGAATATGGTGGAGAAGTGGGATGGTATGTAAACGATGACTATATTTGGATTGACTTTAATCATCGTAAAGTAGTGATGGATGATGGGCTGGAGTGCTATATCATCGAAGCCGTGTTCCCACCAGATATGGAATGGAAGGAGTATTACGGATAATGGAAATAAATGAAGTGATATTTTTTATTTATATGTATTATTTTCAAACATATTTTAATTTAGCTATGAAATATGTTACCGGCATGTTTGAGGGACGGTTAACACCTGATGAAACCGAGAAGTACATGCATAGTTGGGAAGAGCAGGGATTTTATATACGCACTGGTGAATATGGTTCATTTCTTATATCAAAAATGCCGGAATCATATGCCACTCTTGCTAATTATATGTCGCCAAAATTACAAAGCCTTTAATGAGAAATATTCTTATTAGGAGGTATGTGATATGAAAAGACGCAATATTGATACTATGAGAGAAGTAAGATTATGGATAGGACAGATTGTTGTTCCGACATTAACAGTTGTTGGATCAGCTCTGGCTATCCCAGAAGTCAGATCGGCGGTATCGGCAAAAGCGACAGAATTGAAACAGAAAATTGATAAGAAGATTAAAAAAGAGGAGGAGTCCTATTAACGGGGCTCTTTCTTTTATATTTTTGAAAGGGGATTTGACATGACCGCAGATGAGAGGATTGAAGATTTTGGATACAAATTAGCAAGTCACAACGATATAACTGGTATATTCACATATGAGAATCAAGTTAATAATCAGCGAATATGCCTTCTTGTAACAAAAGCACACGGGGCAGAAACTAGAGGGGTACTATACACAGAAACCATTTCAACTCATGAAAATCGAGTAATGCCGATCGGTCTGTCCTTTGCAGAATGTAGAGCTTTTCTCGACAAGGCAGACGAGATCAGAAACAGTATGAAATAATTCGCGAAATTTACAACGCCTATAATGAGAAAGTAAGATAGTTTATTGGAAGAACACTTTTTAAGAGATACGGGTTCGAATCCCGCAATTACTTTCTTTTTGTTTTCCAGTAACCAACTTGCTGGAGTATGCCTTATTATTATCGCGATGGGAACAAGGCTTATTATGAGAACTACAAAACAGAAAGGAGATCAAGAGGTATGAGAATTAATGAACTGATCAAAAGTCCCGTATTTAAGAAAGGGATTGGAATTGCTTCGGCAGTGATCGCAGGAATCATTGCAATGAGTGACACGATCGCGGAGCAAAAACGGGATGAGGAATTTGAAGAAATGAAATCTCAGATTAAAGAACTTCAGAAAACAGAAGAGTAGTGAACAGAGAGAATTCCGACATGGGGTTCTCTTTTTATTTGCGAAAAATTATTTAAAGGAGAAAATTCAAAATGAAAAAACTAACTATGCCTGCGGGTACTAAAAAGATTCAGAAAGTATTAACAAGAAAAAGTCCGGAGATTCTTACTGGTATTGGTATTGCCGGAGTGATCACGACTACTGTGCTGGCAGTAAAAGTTACCCCAAAAGCACTTCAGTTGATTGACGAAGCAGAACGTAAGAAAGCGGTAGCGTGGAATAATGAAAATCCTGACTATGATAACGGTGCGGATAGAATAAAACTTACAAAGACAGAAACTGTTAAAGCTGCATGGAAACCATATATCCCTGTGGTAGTAACCGGTGTATGCTCAGTGGCTTGCATTATAGGGGCAAATTCGGTTCATCTGAGAAGAAATGCAGCACTGGCAACTGCATATCAGTTATCTACGACAGCATTTAATGAGTATAAAGAAAAAGTCGTAGAAACAATCGGAGAGAAGAAGGAGAAGATCGTTCGGCAGAATATCGCAAAGGATAAAGTTGAAAAAGACCCGGTAAGTAAGACAGAAGTATTCGTAACTGGTAATGGTACTTCGCTGTTTTATGATGTATTATCCGGAAGATATTTCGAAAGTGATATGAATAAAGTTGAGAAAGCCGTGAATAATCTCAACTGGTCCATGAACAACGGGAATGAGCCTTACATTTCATTAACTCAGTTATATGACGAGTTGGGTCTAAGTCACACCGGCGTGAGTGATAAAATCGGATGGAAAGTCGAAGATGGTAATATTGAATTGGCTGTAAGTGCACAGGTCGCTGACGATGGACGTCCATGTCTGGTTATGGATTTCCTTAAAGCACCAGAGTACGGATACGATAGATATTACTAAAATCTATTCGCGTGAAAAACACATTATATTATGAAAACAAATAAACTTATTATAAAGGAGATAAGATTATGAGCGAAATGAAAGAAGTAGTTGAAACAGCAGAAAACAACGAGGTAATGGAAACTGAAAACGACGACTTTGCATATTATGAGGATGATAACTCAGGAAAGGTTATCGCTTTGGCAGTAGCTGGAGTAGCTGGTGCAGCAGCATTAGGAGTTGCAGCATTCAAGAAACTGAAAGCTAAAGCCGACGCAAAACCAAGAAAGAAAAAACATCTGAAAGTAATGTGGGTCGAAGAAGAGCCAGATATCGTTGCTGATGTAGAAGCTACAGAAGTAACTGATGATGAAAAATCTGATGAAACTGAAGAATAAGTATTTGTAAAGGGAGTACCTGTAGCAAGGTATTCTCTTTTCTTTTTGGAGGAAATGCCTATGGAAGATAGACACATTTATGCGTACGAAGGTCCTGTACATATGTTTGGAAGCTGTGTGAATTCAAAATGGAGTGGCGAAACGACGGCTTCAACAGAGAAAAAAGCGAGATCAAATCTGATTTATCAGTATAAAAGACAGACAAAACGCTCAGCGGATTCAAGAATAACACTCCCAGGTGAATTAAGAAAAATAAGTTAGAGGTGAAGAAATGGCAGAATTTAAAGCATATCCTGGTAACTCGGATAAAGAAAAAGAAGAACAGGCAAAGAAAGAAGAACACAGAGTTCAAAAAGTAGTAGACGGTAAAGTAAAAACCAAAAGAAATGAGGGTCGTAAGCTTGCCAATATTTTTATTTCCGAAGATGCAGGACAGGTTAAATCATATGTGATCATGGATGTTCTGGTGCCTGCGATAAAAAAAGCAATTTCCGATATTGTTACAGATGGTGTTGATATGATTTTATACGGAGAAAAATCCGGTAAAGGTAATAGAGCCGGTGGCGGAACTACACGGGTATCATATCGTAACTATTATGACGATCGTAAAGGTGATTCAAGGGATCGATATCGCGATCTACGGGAAAGATTCGATTATGACGATCTGGTATTTGAATCAAGGAGTCAGGCCGAACAGGTACGAGATGAAATGTTCAATATGATTGATCGTTACGGCATGGTAACTGTCGCCGATATGTATGATGCTGCTGGATTAGTGGCTCCATTCACAAGTAATAAATACGGATGGACGAGTCTCCGTACTTCGGAAATTGTTCGGACAAGAGGCGGCGATTATATGATTAAGTTGCCGAAAGCAATGCCAATTGATTAAGGAGGATTTTAAAATGATATATAGTTGTGATAACTGCGGACGATTAGAAATGGATGTTGTTCGTTCTAAATGTAAGGAGTGTGTAACAACCAATAATCCAACTGATAAACCGTCTTGGTGGATTCCTGATGACAAACCAGATATGGTGAATAATCCGCAGCATTATCAGTCCGAAAACGGCCTGGAAGTTATTGATGTAATTGAGGCATTTACTGCTGAGTTAAAAGGCATCGATGCAGTATGTACGGCAAATGTGATTAAATATATTTGTCGTTGGAATAAGAAGAACGGTATCGAGGATCTCAAGAAAGCAGAGCGGTATCTGCAGCGATTGATTCGTCACAGAGAACTGGAAGAGGCTAAAAACAAAACAAAATAAGGAGAATAAATCATGAAGAACAATGAGTTATTAAATAAAGTAACCAGAAAAATGTACAGAATTGGTTTCAAAGTACAGAAACATAGCCCTGAAATTCTGATGGGAGCCGGTATTGTCGGTGCGGTAACAAGTGCAGTTATGGCTTGTAAAGCTACCCTGAAACTGGATGATGTGCTAGCTGAATCAAAAGAAACCGTAGATAAAATTCATGAAGTTTCCGAGAATCCGGATATGATCGCAGAGGGTAAAGAATACACAGAAGATGATATGAAAAAAGATCTGACAATCGTGTATGCAAAAGCTGGATTAAAAGTGGCAAAATTATATGCTCCGGCGATTGTTCTGGGAGGAGTATCTATCGTAGCGATTGTTAGCGGTCATCAGATTTTGAGAAAACGTAATATTGCATTAGCTGCAGCATACACTGCTATCGATAAAGGATTTAAAGAATATCGTGGTAGAGTCATTGATAAATTCGGCGAAGAACTGGATAAAGAGCTGAAGTACGGTATCAAAGTCAAAGAAGTAGAAGAGACTGTTATCGATGAAAACGGCAAAGAGAAGAAAGTAAAGAAAACCGTTGAAACTGTTGGACCAAATACGGGATCACCTTATGCAAAATTCTTCGATGAGAGCTGTCGTGGATGGACAAAAGACCCAGAATATAACCTGATGATGGTAAGAGATGTACAGGATTATGCGAATCGTCTTCTTAAAATAAAAGGTCATCTGTTTCTGAATGAAGTGTATGATTTGCTTGGAATCCAGCGTACCAGTGCGGGTCAGGTTGTCGGTTGGATTTACGACGAAAGTAACCCAATCGGTGATAATTATGTTGATTTCGGTATTTACGATCTCCATGACGAAGCCAAACGTAATTTTGTAAATGGCTATGAAAGAACTATTCTCTTGGACTTCAACGTAGATGGAGATATCTTAAACATGATTTGAATGACAGGATTATCCAATAGAGCAACCGGTAATATTTTCACAGATATGTATAATAACCCTTGGCTTCATATTTAGAGGCTGAGGGTTTTGCTTTTATGTAGGAGGTATGTATGAAATTAAGTTATTTTCAGTTAAGACTTAGGGATGGCAAGGTTATGAACTTTAATAAGGAGTGCAATAAAGTATCATATTCCGATGACAAAGTATGTATATTTATGAACACTGTCAATGATTCTATACCACAAAGATTTCAAATCTTGGCTATTGTCCCGTATAATCAGATTGGTGTGATCGAGCGAGTAAACGAAGAGGTGTGAAAGGGAATAATATATGCATTACGACGCATTTAAAAATATGAATTGGCTACCAAGATGCGATTTGTCAAAACCTTATACAGCAATGACGGTAAGGATTATATTCTCACACGATAAGCGGAAAGATGATAAGGTGGAATTCCATATCTATCTTTGGCGTGCAAAACAACTTGCAGAATTATTCATCATATTCTGTAAAGAAAGTCATTACGAAAATGTAGTAATCACTGATGTAATCATTATTAGAGTTGCAAAATCAATGGATGCATTGATTGAAATGGAGGAAAATTTATAAATGACAGGGAGAGATCTTATTATTTATATTCTGCAGAATCATCTTGAAGATACGGAAATTCTCACAGACAGTAATCATATGTTTTTAACTGTGGAAGAGGCTGCAGTGAAATACGGAACGGGAATCGCTACAATAAAGGCTATGATTAATCAAAATATTTTGAAAGGTATGAAAATCGGAGAAACATATCTTATTTTAAACGTAGACGAGGAGGAATAAATCATGAAAATACATTGGTTTGATTTACTGGTAGGAACCGTTGGTATTGCCGCTGGCTGCTTCGGCATCGGTTATGCTGTTAGAACTAAGCATCAGATGGATGATATTTGCGAAAAAGTGAATAAATCTGTCGACGAAGTATCCAGAAATGTAAAAGTCGATATTTCAGAGACTGTTATCGACGAGGCAGTAGAAAAAGCAGTGGATCGGGAAGTAAACAGGGCAGTTAATCGTGCAGTGTCATCGATTGTTTCGACGATGAATACCGAAATCAAGAATGAGGTCAAAACAAAGATTTCCGAAATGTATCCAAGTATCAAAAGTATGGCAACTGCGAAAGTCGTGGAAGAAGTTTCTAAAATCAACGTGGCAGAATTAAAAGCGGAAGTTCGAGAACTGGCGAAGGATAAAGCAGCGAGCAAATTAGACGATCAGTTCGATGATATTTTAGATAAATTCAACGGCGATCTGGATAATATTTCAAAAATTTACAGTTCTATTGCTAGTCATTTTAATGGCAATAGTGGATCAGGAAAGGACTTCAAAATCAGTTTAGGATAAGGAGAAATAAGAATGTGTAAAGATATAATGGTCAAAGTATTGATATTCGCAGTAGGTGCTGTAGCAGGTGGTGCGGCAACATTAAAATATACAAAGGATAAATACGAGAAAATCGCAAATGAAGAGATTGCTCAGATGCGTGAGTACTGGAAAAAGAAAGAAGAAGAAACAATAAAAACACGTGGCGTTGTGAAATCCGAGGAAGAGGATGAAGAAGAACTGTCAAATACTCCATATAAAGGATACGACGATGAAGAAGAGGAGGACATAGAAGAAATGTATAAATCGGAAGTGGTAGCCCCAGAAGAAACATGGGAAAAAGATTATCCAACAATCACTCTAACATATTATGAGGGGGATCAGACTTTAACGGACGATCAGGATAAGATTATTACGAACGTAGCTGAACTGGTTGGTGAAGATTTCGCAAGTCATTTTGGAGAATACGAGGATGATTCCGTGTTTATCAGAAATGATAAGATTGGAGTGTATTATGAAATTCTCCGCGATTATGGCAGCTACTCAGATTATATGAGAGAGGAGTAATATGCTGAAAAAAGAGCTTGAATCAGAATATTATGACTGGATTTATATGCTCTTATGTGAAAATCGTTGTGTTGGTAGACATACCTATCATAAACTTTTAGGATATTTGCATTCAATACCGTTTCGATACGTGATGGCGAGGGATGCTGATCGATTAGAAGATGGGTTGAGTTTACGAAGGAGGTTTGCATACTACAACGATTTGGATGAAGAATCAGTGGTTTATACACTCAGAAGGAATCCATGCAGTGTATTAGAAATGATGGTGGCTTTATGTGTACGATGCGAAGACGTTATGGATGATCCCGCTATCGGTGATCGGACTGCCCAGTGGTTTTGGCAGATGATTGTAACGATGGGTCTGGGATCGATGTCCGACGCAAGATATAATGACGAGGCAGTAGAAGCTGCAGTTGAAGAATTCTTATCCAGGAAATATGAGCCAGATGGACGTGGCGGCTTATTTAAAATACATAGATGCAACGCTGATCTCCGTAGAATTGATATATGGACTCAGATGTTGTGGTATATGGATTCAATTACATAGGAGTAAATATGACAGAAGAACAGGTATATGAAAAATTTAAAGTATATTTTCCATACCTTGAGAGAAATGTTTTTAAGTGGAAGAAGGTTGGGATATATGCGATCGAATTACTACTTACGTGGGAGATAGCTCTTATATTTACCTACGAAAGTGAAGAAATGTGGCGCTTGGAAACTAAAGAGTCCTACATCGTAAATCGAATGAAAGGAGGCTAAAAGATGAGATGCTAGATTTTATGACAGTATCTACAAGTAGGTCTAATAAATCATCCACCGTAGAAGTATTTCCTAAATTCATCATGAAAAAATCTAAAGATCTGATGGTTCGTGGTAAGGATTTTTATGCGATCTGGGACGAAGATAGAAAAATCTGGAGTACTGATGAGGATGACGTTGTTAGACTTGTGGATAACGAGTTAAGAAAATATGTGAACGAAAACGCTGATCATTTGGAAGGTTCTCCTGTAATTAAATTTATGTGGGATGGTGATAGCGGGTCTATCGATAAATTTCACAAATATTGTCAGAAGCAGATGAGAGATAGCTTCACAATGTTGGACGAGGAACTGATATTTTCAAATACGGAATTATGTCGTGAGAATTATGCGAGTAAGCGATTGAGTTATCCGTTAGCTGAGGGTGATTATTCAGCATGGGATAAAATTATCGGCACGCTATATTCTGAAGAGGAAAGACATAAGATCGAATGGTGTATCGGTTCTATTGTATCGGGAGACTCGAAGAAACTGCAGAAATTCATGGTTTTGTATGGTGCTGCAGGTACGGGTAAATCGACAATCCTGAATGTGGTACAGATGCTATTCGATGGGTATTACTCAACATTTGATGCTAAATCGTTGGGGTCAAGTAATAATCAGTTTGCGTTGGAATCATTTAAATCAAATCCACTTGTAGCAATCCAGCACGATGGCGATTTATCAAGAATTGAAGACAACACTCGATTAAATTCACTTGTTTCGCATGAAGAGATGAGCGTAAATGAGAAATTTAAAGGCATCTATAATACGAGATTCAAATGTTTCTTATTTATGGGTACAAACAGACCAGTTAAGATTACGGATGGTAAATCGGGTTTATTGAGACGACTTATAGATGTACATCCAACCGGTAATAAGATTCCTGGAGGTGAGTATAAAAAACTTATTGATCAGATTCCTTTCGAACTCGGAGGTATTGCATGGCATTGTCTTCAAATTTACAAGGAAGACCCAGAGTACTACGATACATATATTCCAAAAACTATGCTGGGTGCGTCGAATGATTTCTATAATTTCGTATGCGACTCATTCAGTGTTTTTAAGAGAGAAAAAGGCACTACGCTCAAAGCAGCATGGGAAATGTATAAAACCTACTGCGATGAAGCGAAAGTGCCTTTTCCATTTTCTAAGAGAAACTTCAAAGAAGAACTTAAAAACTATTTTTGGGATTATGACGAAAGAATAGAAAAAGAGGATGGAAGTAAATTGCTGAGTTATTACAGTAATTTCCGTCTGGATATTTTCGAAGATGATATGAATGGCGGTAAAGAACGGAAAGAAGAATCAAAGCCTAACGAAAACTGGCTTGAACTGAAAGAACAGGAATCTATATTTGATAGCTTTTATTCCAATTGTTTCGCTCAGTATGCGAGTTCTGCGGAAACGCCAAGAAAAGCGTGGGATGAAGTCACTTCTAAACTATCAGATCTCGACACGTCAAAACTTCACTATGTTCAACTTCCGGATATTCATCATATTGCTATTGATTTTGATATCAAAGATGCAGATGGAAATAAATCTCTTGACTTAAATATGGAAGCTGCTAGGAAATTTCCACCAACATATGCTGAACTCAGTAAAGGTGGACAAGGATTACATCTTCAATATATTTACACAGGAGATCCGAATGAACTTAGCAGGATATTTGATGAAAATATTGAGGTCAAAGTATTCACCGGAAAGAGTTCGCTTAGAAGACGATTAAGTAAATGTAATAATCTTCCGATAGCGAAAATTAGTTCCGGATTACCGTTGAAGGAGGCGAAAAAGATGATAAATTTCGAGGGTATCAAAAATGAAAAATATCTTCGATCGGTCATTAAGAAACACCTGAATAAAGAAATCATGGGGAATACTAAACCAAGTATTGATATGATAAAAAAATGTCTGGATGAGGCTTATGAAAGCGGTCTTGGCTATGATGTGAGTGATATGAAAAACGCCATCGTAGCGTTTGCGATGACCAGTAATAATCAGGCGAATACATGTCTGAAAATTGTTGGCGATATGAAATTTAAAAGCGAGGAAGTTAACGAGACAGTTGCTGGGGATGAGGAGTCAGATGATATTGTATTTTATGATTGTGAGATATTCCCAAATCTGTTTCTTATCTGCTACAAAATGGCTGGCGAAGGTAGACCTGTTATATCACTAATAAATCCTAAACCGTCAGATATTGAAAAACTGCTCAGATTTAAGTTGGTTGACTTCAATGGAAGAAAGTATGATAGGCATATGCTATATGCTTGTATGATGGGATATACAGTAGAAGAATTGTATGGATTATCTCAAAAACTTATTAATTCTGCGAAAGGGAGTTCCGGCATATTCTTCTCAGAGGCATATAACCTCGGTTATACGGACGTATATGATTTTGCAGCGAAGAAACAATCTCTTAAAAAATGGGAGATCGAACTGGACATTGGCCATAAAGAGTTAGGGTTACCATGGGATCAACCTGTTCCAGAAGACTTATGGGAAGAGGTAATTAAATACTGTCAGTGGGACGTCATTGCAACCGAAAAGGTGTTTAATCATTTACAAGGTGATTTTACAGCTCGTAAGATTCTAGCATCGTTAGCAGGTGGGACTGTAAACGATACCACGAACTCTCTTACAACTAAAATTATATTTGGCAAAGAGCGTCATCCTCAGCTGGTCTATACCGATCTTTCAGAAACTTTCCCTGGATATGAATTTATAGAATTTGGAGAAGATAACAAGCCACATAACATGTATCGAGGGACTGATATGGGATTTGGCGGGTATATTATCTCCAATCCTGGAATGTATGGAAATGTTGCGCTGTTAGACATCGCGTCTCTGCATCCGAATTCGGCAATTGCCATGAATTATTTCGGCGAGTATACTCCGCGTTTCAAGGAATTATTGGATGCGCGTATTGCGATAAAGCATGGCGACTATGATGTTGCAAGAAAGATGTTGAATGGGAAATTAGCACCATTTCTTGAGGATGAAAGTCAGGCTGATGATTTGGCGCAGGCTCTGAAAATTGCAATAAATTCAGTTTACGGCCTTACCTCAGCCAAATTCGATAATCCATTCAGGGATCCGCGGAATAAAAATAATATCGTTGCTTTGCGTGGGGCTTTATTTATGCGAACTCTTCAGGATGAAGTTGAAAAGAGAGGATTTAAGATTGTCGCGATTAAAACCGATTCAATCAAGATTGCAGATGCAACAAAAGAAATTGTTGACTTCTGTATGGAATTCGCTCGAAGTTATGGGTATACATTCGAATTCGAAGCTTTCTATGATAGAATCTGCCAGATCAATGATGCTGATTATGTGGCACGTTATAAAGATGCAGATTTCTGTACAGATAACTTTGAATTTATACCGAAAGATAATAAGAAACACCCTGGACAGTGGACGACTACTGGGAAACAGTTTGCTATTCCGTATGTATTCAAAACACTGTTTAGTAAAGAACCTATTGAATTCATCGATTTATGCGAGACATTCCAGGTTAAAACAGCGTTATATTTGGATATGAACGAAACCTTACCAGACGTAACTGCATATGAAAAAGAGCTGGATAAGCTGGAAAGCAAGTATAAGAAAGGCTTATTATCGGATATAACTTTCGAAGCAGAGGCAACACCGCTTGCTGATAAAGTTGCGGAAGGTCATGATTATCATTTTATTGGAAAGGTCGGTCAGTTCACACCAGTAAAACCAGGCAAAGGTGGCGGTCTGCTTATGCGAAAACAGGGTGAGAACTATTACGCAGCGGCAAATTCGACAGGTTATCGCTGGGTAGAATCAGAAGTCGTGGCGAGTGAATCTAATCGGGATAGTATTGATTTATCATTCTACAGAAATCTTGTAGATAAAATGGTAGATGAAATGAATAAACTCGGTGATTTCGAATGGTTTGTATCAGACGATCCGTATATTCCAGCACCAAAAGAACAGAAGATGGATGATTTTATGAATATTCCGGTAGATGCTCCGGAAGAGATTCCATTTGATGAGGACTTACCATTCGCGTAAGTTACATGCCTTATAATGAGAGACAGAGTCTTGGCTATATTTAGTCAGGGCTCTTTTCTTTTAGATATTTTGAGAAAGGAGTAACAACATGACTTAAAAAATTCATTACACAGAACTGATTATAGTAAAAAAAAAACATATTTAAAGGAGAATAAGAACAATGGAATTAACATTTGCACCAAAAGGGGTATTACAGATTAACGACGCTAGAATTTGCTTCAGAAACTTCAAAGGAGCTGCAGGAAGATTTAACGCGGAGGGCGATAGAAGTTTCGCACTGGTTATTCCAGATCAGGAAACAGCAGATGCACTGATCAATGACACAAACAGATATGGAGCTAGCTGGAACGTAAAAATCAAAGAACCAAGAGAAGAGGGAGAAGCTCCATTTATTCATCTTCCGGTAAAGGTTCGTTTTAATGAAAAAGGACCTAGGGTATATTTGGTATCCGGAGAGTATCGTTCACAGCTTACTGAAGAAACTGTAGGAATGTTAGACGACATCGAGATTCGTAGTGTTGATCTTGATATTCGTCCTTACGACAATGAAATCAATGGTAAACCGTATAGAACTGCATATTTACAGTCAATCTGCATTACACAGGAAATTGACAGATTTGCAGCACGATTTGCAGCGGAAGAATGCCCGGAAGAAGACTAATCAGGAGGACATAATAAAATGCATTTAGAAGGCACAGGAAAACCAGGAATCAACGTAGAAGCATCGGTCGGTGATATTTATAAAGATACCAAAACCGGAGAAAAATATAAATGTACATTCGCATATATGACCAGTGGAAATGAAAAAATCCAGAGAGAGTGGGTCAAAATGGTAAACGGCACTCATGATGAATTTCCCTCACGATGGATTCCAAAACCAGAGAAAACAGAACCGTCTATTAAATCTGCAACAGTAAGTACACCAGAACTGTCGACGGATCAGGTTATCATGAAAGCTAAACAGGAAAAGCAGGTTCGTGATTATACATCCTATGGTAATAAGAATAAAAATGGAGGTAAACGATGATTGCATACATTTGTCTGATGTGGATCGGAAAAATACTTAATGCCCCATGGTGGTATTTCGTCGCACTGTTCATCGGAATACTTATTAAAGTGTTAGATTTTGGATACAGTGTAGGCAAACAGAACAAATAATAAGACAAGGGCTCCGATTTTGGGGCTCTTTCTTTTTAATGTGTATCCAATAAATAAGGAGGATTAATATATGAAGTTTTCTAAGTATAATACGATAATTAATAAGTCTGGCATGATCGATTTATTAAAGGAAGTTTCATATGATTATGACACTGTAGATGAATATTGCACAACATCTTATATGGTTCATAAGATAGCAACGGAAATACTGCATATGGATTTATATTCAGAAGAGTATCTATATTTATTCTGTTTTAATACAAAAATGAGACTTCAATCCATATTCGAGGTGTCACATGGCACTTGTGATACCAGTTTGGCTAGAGGTCGCGAAATTTTTCAAAAGGCATTGTTGGCAAATGCTGTAAATATTATTCTCGTGCATAATCACCCTAGCGGAGATCCACATCCAAGTGAGTGCGATATAGCTTTAACTAAGGATATAATGAATATCGGAAAAATTATCGGAATCGAATTAAAGGATCATATCATTATAGGAAGTGACTCGTATATTAGCCTTTACAAAAATGGATATATTGACAAGGGGGTCAAAGTATGAGGAACAATATAAAAGGATTACTTAACTGCCTTTCTATGATATTTGCTCCATTTGCTCTGGGATTTATCTATATCACCTATTTGCTATTTCCGGAAAAATACGAGAAGAAAAGAGGTGATACAAATGAATTATCATAATATTACGAAAGATGATATGAAAAATGGCGACGGATTAAGAGTTGTTCTATGGGTAGCAGGCTGCGATCATCATTGCAAAAACTGTCAAAATCCTATTACATGGGATCCGAACGATGGATTATTTTTCGATACTATTGCAGTTCTGGAAATACTCAGTCAACTCGAAAAAGATTATATCGAAGGAATAACATTTTCCGGTGGAGATCCACTATATTTGGCGAATAGAAGTGAAATAACACTCTTCTGTCGAGCAATAAAAGAGGGTTATCCAGATAAAACCATTTGGATGTATACTGGATATTTATACGAAGATATATCTGATTTACCGGTTATGAGATATATCGACGTACTTGTGGATGGACCATTTGTGGAACAGTTAAAAGATAACAATCTCAAGTGGAGAGGTAGTTCAAATCAGAGAGTAATTAATGTTACGGAATCTCGAAAAACCGGCAATATAGTTCTCTGGTGTGATTGATATTTAGAAAGGCAATATAATGGGAAGAGCTGAAAGAAGACGGATGGAACGATCGGATCGTATTGAAAATCGAAAAGGAAAACTCTTGATGAGTAAAAGCGATCTGAAAGATATACGTGCCGAAATATCTGAAAATAATGTTCAGGTATTAATGACGTGTTTCGCGCTAGCAAACCATCGATTATACGGTCATGGGCAGAAAAGGACTTTGAGAACGCTGACTGAGGTGGATCGAATGATGGGCGAAATTCTCGATGGGACGAAAACGATGGACGACTTCACAAGGGAACTGCGTGAGGAGTGCGAAATAGAAGTTAAGTTTTAATTCGCGGTACAAACATAGGGTATTATGAAAACTATATTTATGTTTTATGAAAGGAGAAAAATCATGGATATTAAGAAAGGTGACAAAACAATTTTTATTCCAGCATTAATTTTTGTTGCTGGAGCAGTTGTATTGGGAGATGTCACAAAAACGATTTGTGAGACAATCCAGAAAACACATAAGTAACATTTTCATTAAGGGGAGGCTCAATTAGCTGAGTCTTCTCTTTTTATTTTTACGATTGGAGGAATCTATTGAGTGTAAAGACAGATTTTTTATATCCTCATCAATCACAGGCAATTGAAAGAATGTTCAGTGGATGCATATTGAACGGCGGAACGGGCAGTGGTAAAAGTCGAACATCCTTATATTATTATTTTTATAAGAACGGTGGATCTATTAATGGTAAAAAGTACACACCTATGAGAAAGAATCCACCTGATTTATACATCATTACCACAGCTAAAAAGAAACACGATCTGGAGTGGGAAGAAGAGCTTATACCATTCCATTTATATTTCAATGCCGATACACATAAAACTGATCTTTATGGGAATAAGGTGATCATCGACAGCTGGCAATGTATTAAAAAATATACGGATGTATGGAATGCGTTCTTTATATTTGACGAGGATAAGCTAACAGGAAAAGGAGCATGGACTAAAGCGTTTTTAAAAATAGCCAAAAAGAATGAGTGGATCGTCTTATCAGCATCACCTGGGGATACGTGGCAAGATTATGAAACTATATTTGTGGCAAATGGGTTCTTTAAAAACCGTACAGAATTCCGACAGCAGCATTTGATATATTCTCGATTCACTAAGTATCCAAGTGTGACCGGATATATGAATGAGAGACGTTTGGTGCGATTACGAGATCGGATACTTATCGATATGGACTTTCAACGACATACGGTGCCTCATCACGAGGATATTTACTGTAGCTTCGATATCCATAAATATAAAGAAGCGGTAAGATCACGATTTGATCCATATAAAGATGAACCAATGAAACAAGCTGCAGATCTATGTCTAGTGTTACGTCATATTGTGAATGAAGACGAATCTAGGCAGGTGAGAGTTCTCGAATTATTTGAGATGCATCCACGTATGATTATATTTTACACTTTCGATTATGAGCGGGATATTCTAATGAACTTAGCTT